ATCGTCTATCAGCGCAACAACGCTTCGCCGTATTACGCGGATAACATGCTGTGGTGGAACTTGATCGGATATCAGGTCACGGTCATCGATCGCGATCCGGATAGTGTCGTGAACGACAAGGTGGCCGCAATACCGACGGCTCGATTCAGCCGCTTCTTCGCGACTGAGGGCCTCAACCACAATGTGTTCACCATCTACGCTTAGGAGGACGCAGCATGGCTGCTCTCACCTGGGACCAGGATGGCGCTCGCGTCTACGAGACTGGTGTTGACCACGGCGCTCTGTACGTCGTGGACGCTAGCACTGGCAAGTACGGCAAGGGCGTGGCCTGGAACGGTCTCACCAAGGTCACAGAGACCCCGTCAGGCGCCGACATCTCCGATGTCTACGCGGACAACATCAAATACCTCTCCCTCCAGGCCGCTGAGACCTTCGAGGGCACCATCGAGGCCTACACGTTCCCCGACGAGTTCATGGCCTGTGACGGTACCGAGGCTGCCGAGGCCGGAGTTTACCTCGGCCAGCAGGCTCGTGCGAAGTTCGGTATCGCCTACCGGACTGTCAAGGGCAACGACACCAAGGGTAACGCGTTCGGCGAGAAGATCCACGTTCTCTATGGCCTGACCGCTCAGCCTTCGGAGCGCGCTTACAGCACGATCAACGACTCTCCTGAGGCTATCAGCTTCTCCTGGAGTGTCAAGTCGACCCCTGCCGCGGTCACTGGCCACAAGCCGGTTTCCGTTATCACTCTCGACAGCACCGTGCTCTCCGCCACGAAGTACAAGGCCGCCAAGGAGATACTGTTCGGCAAGTCCGACGCCGAACCGAAGCTCCCCACACCGGACGAGCTCATCACCGCCATCAAGTCCGCGGCCTGATATACGCCTGCGCCCTCGGTTGATCGCGAATCCCGAGGGCGCAGCGTCTTGATAGGAACACGCATGCTTACACTTCAGATCCACGGGGAGGAGAAGTACGACGATGTACGCAATCTCTTCATTCCGGGAATCGTCACCGAGCTGAAGCTTGAACACAGTCTTCTATCTCTGTCAAAATGGGAATCAATCTGGAAAGTGCCATTCCTCGGTAATCGAGAGCGCACCGCTGAGCAGTCGCTCAGTTATATCGAGTGCATGACGATTGGCAGAGTCAACCCCCTGGCGTACTCCCACCTTACACCTGAACACGCCCAGAAGGTTGCGGACTACATCAACGACCCGATGACCGCGACAACATTCCGAGATCACGGTCCGGGATCACGAGAGATCATCACTTCGGAGCTGATCTACTACTGGATGGCCACTTTCTCCATTCCGTTCGAGTGCGAGAAGTGGCATCTGAACCGCCTCATGACTCTGATCCGTGTCTGCGGCGAGAAGAACAAGGATCCCAAGAAGATGAGCCGGGCCGAGATAGCTCGTCAGAACCGTTCGCTTAATGCGGCCCGTAGAGCGAAGATGGGAAGCAAGGGATGATCACAGGAACCATCTCCGGGAAGTCCAATCCGGGGTCCACCGTCGTTGTGGACGTGGTCAACGGGTCTTCTACCTCTCTCACCACGATCGACGGGAACATCAATATCCAGGCCGTGGGATCCGAGGGCGCTTACACCCGAATCTACGTCTACTACGCGGACAATACGAGTGCGAAGTATACCGGAACTCTCAGCGAGAAGCGACCGATTTCGTTCAACGCGACCAAGAACACCGGAGGTGGTGGAAACGGTAATGTCCTCATTCTGCCGGTGGGTGGCGAGGTTCCGTCGGGGACGCCGTCGAACACGGTGATTGTGCGTAGGACCGTCTGATGGCCATGCGAATCCGTGGATCCGTCAACAGCTCGGATCCAACGAAGCAACTAAATTATATGGGGGCGTTCAAATCCGGCGACTGGGGACTACTCGTAGTGGCCGGACAGTTCGGAACGCAGGGGGATGCCACGCCTGCTGGCTGGACCGGCATTTACGACACGGACAAGAAGGGCGAGAACTGGATTCGCTCAACCACTGTGGCCGTACACAAGGCCCAGTGGGGGACTGAATTCCGAAACATCAACTGGGGGTCCAAGAACGCCGATTACAAAGGGCGTCAGTGCGCATATCTCGTCGTGATCGACGGCTCCACCATCGACAACATGGAGCTCGAGGCGATTCACAGCACCGAGAACGCGCAGCTCATAAATGACGTCCCGTGCTTCGGCATCATGACGATGCATGCCTCGGCCGCCGAGGGTATCGTCACTTTCCCTACCACTACGACTATCGTCACAAATGGTTCATGGGGGAAGAAGACCGACGCCAGTTGGAGCTCGATTGCTGTTAACTATGCCACGGCTCCTTTTACTGCGCCGGCAGGCGGGACCGTCGCTAAGAGTCGCACATTCGTCAAGGTCACAGAACACGTCGAGCAGGCGAGCGAAGACCCGACGATGGCTAACGGTACGCGAGTGGAGTACTTCGTCTGGTCCGGCACCGAGGCGGTCTCGTGCGTCAGCATGAAGGCGATCCCTTACGGATCTCGCTCTGTCGAGGAGATGCTCAGGACCCCTAAGTTCTTCGTAGCCCATCGAGGTGGGTCCGCATCCTGGCCGGAGCACACTGAACGTGCGTATTCTCAGTGCCCGATATTCAAATGCCACGGCCTTGAGATGAGTTGCGGACAGTCGAGCGACGGTGTGTGGTTCGGGTGCCACGACCAGTCGCTTTCGCGTCTTGTTCCAGCACTCACTAAGCCTGTGGACCAGTACACGTGGGACGAGATCAAAGCCGCTGCTTCTCAGACCGAGAACATGCCCGCTAGACTTGATTGGCTGATAGAGCACTATATCGACAGCCACGTTCTCGTGGTCGACCCGAAATACAAGACCGGAAAGTGGGAAGAATTCCTGGCGGTCTTCAAGGGCTTGGAGAACAAGATCATCTTCAAAGCATACGGGGACACACGATGGGCGTTCGACCCGATTCGCGCTAAAGGCGTGAAGACGTGGGGGTACGCTTACGCTGGCGACAAAGACAAGGCCTGGTATGCGGACTGGGCAGCGGGAAAGACCTGCGACGTTCTCAGCATGGAGTACACCGCGCCGCAGGATATCTGGACCGCTCTCAAAGCCTCAGGCAAGCCGCTGGTCTCGCACATTCCTTCTGTTCCCGAATCCGTCAAAATGGGTTGGGACAAGGGGGCAGACGGTACGATCTGCTCAAACCCAAAGGCGTGCTTTCCCACGTGCGCATGAGAGGAGGATTGATTGACTGTAGCTTCGTACGCTGCTAGCTGTGCTAGATACTATGCTGATGACGCGAATATCGGATATAGTCAGCCCGAACGATGGACCTTCTACGACCAGTCCGACTGGGACGGTTGGTTCCACGGAATCGCGGCCAACACTGATTGCTCGGCGCTTGTCGCGGGATGCTACAACCTGGCTGCCCACCATGAGTGGGGCGAGCCTTTCACCGCGGGATATTTCCCGAAGTCGACCTGGACCGGATCCCTTCGTGAGGAGTGCACTCGACGAAACTTCGCGGATATTTCAGATTCATGGAACGGTAACGAGCCTGACGGCGGTTTCGATGTTGGCGACATCGTCCTGAGCGAGGCCGCCTCCGGAGGCCGTGGGCACGTGGCTATCGTGACCCAGACCGGCCCGACGGTCCTCGCCGAGGCCTGGATTGCGGAGGACGGTTCCATTGACGGTTACGCCGGTGACCAGACTGGTGGCGAGGTTCGCACGATCCTCTACAACGATCACCCGTATACCAAGGGGGACGCCTGGACCCACTGCCTTCGCCGTAGGGACAACCACGTCTCCGTGGACGACGGTACGAGCTCTGCGAGTTCCAACTCTTCGTCATCGAACGATTCCGCCCCTTCAACCACGAGTATCCAGGACGCAGTACTGCAGGCCGCTGACAATGTCGGTTGCCCGTGGTGGGCGGCCCTCGCCTGCTTGTGGATGGAAACCGGTTTCGAAGGGGCGAACATCTACGGAAACGACGCTGGCGGCGCCTGTTCCGGATGGGGCGATGTCACGAAGGAGAACTTCGAGAACGACTTCTGGCCCGTCGTTTCGAACTGGGGCACATCCAACGGTGTCGGCCCTCTGCAGGTGACTTACAACGGCTACTTCATTCAGGATCCGAACCGTGCTTGGTGGGATCCGGAGAAGAGCGCGGAAGTCGGTTGCACAATTCTACGTGATCTGATCGCTTACGAGGGTGATTCATACGAGGACCTTCGTCGAGTAGGGTCTCGTTACAACAGCGGAAACGCCTCGGGTGCTTACGACTCCTACGGCGTCCCGTTCTCGCAGCACTGTGAATGGTGGTACAACCACGGCCGTCCTTCAGGCGGCGGAGAGGAGTCATGGATGAGTGAGGGTGTCGACATTCTCAAGGAGATGAACGCTCGCCTGATCGAGATCTCGGACCAGACCGGTTCCGGAATCGCGGGTCGTCGTTTCGACGGTCCCCTGGTCGGGTGGTTCAAGACCGTGAGCGGCCAGCTCTCCACCCTGAACGACAAGGTCGACGCGCTGTCGGCCAAGCTCGATCAGAAGTGATCTGAGGAGGTACAGCCATGCCTACGGGCAAGTTCAGCGGGCGCTTCCCCGCATGGTCCGTCGTTCAGGTGGACTGCCTAGACGGAGACACGTTTGTCAAGTTCGTGGACGGCACCGGGCGTCTGACCGGGCAGGTCGATTACCGCGAGAAGCTCGACGCTCGCGTTTGGTGTCACGTCGGCATGGCTGAGGCCTATCGTCTCGTTGCGCTCGACGCGTCCAGGGTCACAGATGTGTCTCTGGATGTGCCGGGCGCCAGCGGCGGCGACGCGAAAGAGCTCGAACGACAGATAGACTTGTTGGCCCAGGACGTTTCGCCGTTCGTCAAGGGGCACAGATACTACAGCCCGGTCACCTACTTCTGGCCGGACTACTACAACGGCGCGACGTCAAAATGGAATAGAACGCTCGGATACGGCTCGTCCCTCGGCGTTGTTATCATGAACCGCAACAGCGGAGACTGGGAAACGTTCGACGCCGACTTCCAGAAGCAGGCGGCTAGAGCGCTTTCCGCCGGAGCTAAGCGCTGCGTCTTCTACGTCAAGACTCAATACGGTGTTGCCGAGCTTCCGAAGGACGACCCTGCTCGCGCGGGAGTACCCGACGTCGACAAGTATACCCAGGACTACATCCTTCAGCAGATCGCCTGGGCGAAGAAGAACTACCCGAGAGAATGCCAGGGGGTCTTCCTCGACGAGGTGGTCAACGGCTGGGGTGCACAGGCACCCAGACTCGACTGGTACAGGGGGCTATTCAAGAAGATCCGCGATCTTTACGGTAAGCAGTTCCTTATCGTCATCAACACCGGGTCAAACATCGCTGATGACTTCGTCAGCGCAGATTTCGACATCTGCATGTGCTTCGAGGAGAAGGCCGAGACCTACCTCAAGAACGATGCGACGAAGCCCGTCATGACCGACCGAATGATGCAGGAGCCGGCAACCCGCTGGTGGCACGTTATTCACGACGTCACCAAGGACAACTACCAGAAGGTCGTGAATCAGGCGGCGTCTCTCGACGTGGCGCACCTCTACATCACCGACGGCCAGCTCGTCAAGGGCGAAGGCGGTCAGTGGAAGCCCGAGGTGAATCCGTATCAGAATCCGCCGAGCGAATGGGTTATGCCTCTCACTATCGCATGGGTCAACGGGTACCTCGACATCCTCAATCGGGTCATAGCTCTGGAGGCCAAGCAGAAGTGAGCGTCTCGCTCTCACTCGACGGAAAGTTCGTCAAGACCGAGGCGTGGCTCACCAAGCTCAAAGAGCAGGAGTACCTCGATGTACTCAAGGACTGTGGCCAGCGGGGTGTGGACGCGTTAAGCGATGCCACCCCCGTTGACACGGGCCTCACCTCGCAATCCTGGACCTACAACATCGAAAAAGGGTCCGGTGTCGGGCGTATCGTGTGGTCGAACACTCACGTCGTTAACGGTGTCAACATCGCCGTGATTCTTCAGTACGGACATGGCACCGGAACAGGCGGCTATGTCCAGGGCAGGGATTATATTAATCCCGCCATGCAACCCATATTCGACGAGATCGAGCAGAGAGTGCTCAAGGTGGTGAATTCCGTATGAGTACCATTGAGGATAAAGTCGTATCCCTGAAGTTCGACAACAAGCAGTTCCAGTCAGGAGTTGCGGAGTCTCTCCAGTCCGTTGAGAAACTCAACACGGGCTTGAAGATGGAGGGCGCCACCCAGGGGCTCGACAACGTCGCGAATTCCGCAAGGCGTCTGACATTCGGCGAGGCCATCAGCGGCGCCGGGAACCTGATCTCGAACATGAGCGTTCTCGGCGTATCCGGAATCGCAGCACTCGGAGGCATTGCATCGAAAGCCGTCTCCGTCGGAGCGGACTTGATCAAGTCCCTCTCGATTGAACCGGCGCTCGACGGTTTTCAAGAGTATGAGATGCAGCTCAACTCTGTTCAGACGATTCTCGCTAACACGGCGAGCAAGGGTGAGGACATCAACAGTGTCAACGCTGCCCTGGACGAGTTGAACACATACGCGGACCAGACCATCTACAGCTTCTCCGAGATGACTCGGAATATCGGCACCTTCACGGCGGCCGGTGTTGGTCTGAAGGACTCGGTGTCTGCCATTAAGGGCCTGAGCAACCTTGCGGCTGCTTCTGGATCAACCAGCGCCCAGGCATCCACGGCCATGTACCAGCTCTCGCAGGCCATCGCTACCGGTACGGTTCGACTCATGGACTGGAACTCGGTGGTAAACGCCGGAATGGGCGGCGAGCAGTTCCAAGAGGCCTTGAAACGCACTGCTCGCATCCACGGCGAGGCCGTTGACGAAGCCATTGCGAAAGAGGGGTCCTTCCGTGACTCCTTGCAGGACGGATGGCTCACATCCGAGGTCATGCTCGAGACATTGAGTCTCATGACCGGCGACTACTCCGAGGAAGCCATCCGAGCGATGGGTTATACCGAGGAGGAGACTCAGGCGATCATGCAGTTCGCGGAGACCGCCAAAGGCGCCGCGACTCACATCAAGACCTTCTCGCAGCTCGTCGGAACAGTCAAGGAGGAACTTGGATCCGGGTGGGCCACCACTTGGCGAATCGTCCTCGGCGACTTCGAAGAAGCCGAGCAGCTTTGGACCAGTATCGGAAACGTCATCACCTCCAAGATCTCCGATATTTCCAGCGCCAGGAACAAGATGCTTCTGGAATGGAAGGAACTGGGTGGTCGAGACGAACTCCTGCGCGGCCTTAAGAACTCCTTCGAGGCGTTGATAAAGCCCATTCAGGCTATCGGTAATGCCTTCGGGAGAGTGTTCTCCGGACCGTCGGCTCAGGGACTTTACAACGTCACGAAAGCATTCGCTGACTTCACTGCCACGCTAATCATGAACGATCGGACGATGGAGGTCATCACCTCTGCGTTCGAGGCTCTGTTCAGCGCTGCTAAGCTGGGTCTTGACATATTCGTCGACCTGGCGAAGATCGTCGGCTCAGTCCTCTTCGGAGCGTTCCACATTCTCACGACCGTTCTCGGTATAGCGATCAGGTCTACCGGGGGTCTTGTCGGGGTCATCCGGGACGCTGTGAACTGGGTTAGAAACTGGTACGAGTCCCTCAATCTGTCCGAGCGCGTGATCACCGCGATCACCAACGCCTCGAACAAGATGGCTGACGCAATGGCTAGCACGGTCACCTGGACTAGGCAGCTCGTTGCCGGATTCAAGCAGGGATTCACTTCGGAATACGCCTCTACATGGGACCGTCTCACGGATGCCGTCGAGCGACTGTGGAAGGCGATGAAGATCGCGGGCACGGTCATCAAGGACGTGATCCTGGAACCTTTCCGGCAGCTCAAGAACGACAGCGGCCCTGTCGGCGACGCGGTGAACGCCGTTGGAACCGCTGTGGGCGCTGCTGGAGCCGCTGCGGAGAAGGCGGGCAGATGGTTCGTCCAGCTCAAGGATAAGATCGTCGCGTTCTTCCGTGGAGCGGACGAGAATTCGGAGGGATGGGGCAAGTCGTTCGCCGACAAGCTCATTCCGCTGACGGACCAGCTCATCGACAAGATCGATCGTCTCTCCGACCGCACCATGGTATGGGGCAACACGATTGCAAACTGGGTCTCGCCGCGAGCTCAGGCATTGGCCAAGCACGTTGACGAGCTCAGGTCAAAATGGAGCGAATTCAAAGACAATCTTGGGGACGTTGACTTCTCCTGGACGGACAAACTGAAGTCTGCAGTCGCCGCAGTCGGCTCCGGAATCGGTAACGTGTTCTCCGGCATGAAGTCCGGGAACATCGACTGGTCCCCGTTCACCAAAGCGTGGAATGACCTTAAAGAGATCGTCTCGCATTACACCGAGAGAGTGCGAGGCGCCATTTCGGTGACGTCCCAGTTCGTCAAGAATCTGGATCTGGGGAGCAAAGTCTCCTCCGGGTGGTCGAACTTCCTCGACCTGCTGAAGAACATCATCGGGTTCCTCTCCAAGCTCGGAGAGTTCGCGGTGTTCGTCGGCGGCAAGATCAAGAACGCACTCGAACCGATCTTCGGCGGAATTCTCAGCCAGTTCAAGAACGGCGATTGGCAGGGGCTCTTCGACAACCTCGTCAAGGGTGGTGCTCTGGCCACATTTGTCGTCCTGGCCAAGAAGGTGACCGATACCCTCAAGGCCATGAAAGAGACGTTCGAGGGCTGGGCTGGAATCGGCGACAGCGTAAAGGGCGTCATCGACGGATACGCCGAGAGCATGGAAGCGGCCACCGGTAAGGTGAAGGCGGAAACGCTCCTCATCTACGCGGCGGCTATCGGTGTCCTGGCAGCAGCCTTGTGGATCCTGGCGCAGGTTCCCGCGGAAAGCGTCATGGCCTCCGGAATCGCCATCGGTGTGGCATTCACAGCCATCACCAAGGCCATGGAGAAGATGAACGACTCCATGAGCGCCGTATCGTCTGGCAAGATGATTGTCCAGGCAGCCGGATTGATTCTGGTCTGCACGAGCATCATTATTCTCGGGCACGCTATGCAGAATGTTGCTTCTCTCGGCTGGGGCGGGATCATGAAAGGCCTCGTCGGGGTCGGAGCGGCTATCGGCATGCTGGTCGTCCTGGCGAACACTATGGGTTCTCCGCGTCAGCAGACGAAGTTCATCTCGTTCGGGCTGGCAATGAACCTCATGGCCGCGGCAACGCTCGTCATGACCAAGGTTGTCAAGAATCTTGGGGAGATGGATACTGGGAGCCTTATCCAAGGTGAACTGGCTATGGCGGCTCTGCTCGTCATCGTCGGAATATACGCCGAGATCTCGAACAAGAAGGTCAGCATCGGTTCAGCATTGGCGTTCCTGGCCATCGCCTACGTCCTGAAGCAACTGAGCGGCATTATTTCGGAATTCGCGTCAATGCCGTGGTCCGATTACCTCAAGGGCGTCGTCATGATGGGGCTGGTGCTCGCTGGACTCATCGTTGCGATGAATTTCAGCGACTCCAACATCACCGGTGCAGCCACTTTGATGATTGCGGTCCTCGCCGTCAAATTGGCAGCTTCTGAGATAGCCAACATCGCCTCCATGGACTGGGGGACCTATCTCAAGGGCGTCACCATGATGGGTCTGGTGCTCGCAGCTTTGGTTATTGCCACCACTCTTGCGGACGGCGGAATCCTTGGTGCTGCGGGTATTATCCTGACAGCCCTGGCCATCCAAATCCTGGTCCCGGCACTTCAAGCCTTGGCCGACATGTCATGGGCCGAGTTGCTCGAGGGACTCACGGGTCTCGGTCTGGCATTGGCCGTCGTGGTCGTCGCTGGGTACGCAGCAACCGGTGCAGCTATCGGTCTCCTGGCTCTAGGCGTGGCTATCGGGCTTATTGGTGCAGGTGTCGGTCTAGCAGCCATCGGTCTAGCAGCGTTCATCGAGGCGCTCACAGGGCTATTGTCTCTCGGCGGTCAGAGTGTCGAGCTCTTCCTACAACTGTGTCAGGGACTGATCGACATGCTACCCTCGCTCGGCACAAACGCTGCGCAGGCGCTGATCAACTTCTGCCAGGTCTTGGTCGACAATCAGCAGACGGTCGTCGATACGATCACTTTGTTGATGACGGCGATCGCTCAGGCGGCTATCAACTCGACACCGACCATCGTTGAGGCGTTCGGAGTCGTCACTATGGCTATCCTCAACAAGTTCGTTGAGCTAACGCCGCAAGTGACGCAGGCCGCATTCGATATGATCATCGGGTTCATCGATACCTGTACGGCGAACATGCCGACATTGGTGGCCTCGGGGGCCAACCTGATTCTGTCCTTCTTGCAAGGATTGAACGATTGGATTCCGACGATCGCTGATGCCGCCACGACCGCCATCGTAACCTTCATCACGGCCATTGGCGACAACTCTCCCAGGGTGGTTAACGCCGCGTTCGACACCGCGATCAAGTTCATCAACGGTCTTGCGGACTCCATTCGCAACAATAAAGACCGTTTGTATGACGCGTGCGGGAACCTGGTGGACGCCATTAAAGGCTTCATCATGGAGGGGATCGATCGGATCAAGAGTAGTATCAAGTCGAAGGCCGGAGAACTTGGCAGTCACCTGGTCGACGGTATCAAGAACGCCATTCGAAACGGAGTTTCGGGGGTCGTCAACCAGATCAGGGATTTGGCTAACCGGGCCATCGCCAAGGCGAAAGATTTCTTCGGAATTCACTCACCTTCCAGGGTCTTCTACGAGATCGGTCAGTACAATATTCAGGGTCTGGCCAACGGTCTCAGGGACTCCGGTGAGGCGATCGGCGCTATTTCCGACCTGAGCGACACCTTGACCGGATCGATGAAAGCCGCTATGGACGGTCTTGACTACTCGAGCTACCTCGACGAGTCGACCCTGAGTCCTGAGATCAAACCGGTGATGAACCTGGACAACATCACCGAGGGCGTCGACCAGATGCAGAAGCTCCTGAATCAGGACAGTCTAGTTGCTCCGGTAACGGCGCAAATGGCTTCGCAGGCGGCCGCACAGCCTGCCGTCACGGCCCAGCCGCAGCCTCAGGCTACAGGCGATAGGCCATTCGGAGACGCGCAGTCGGTCGTGTTCAACCAGTACAACACGTCTCCTCGAGAGCTGTCGACAGCGGAGATCTATCGACAGACGCACAACCAGCTGAGTCAGGTAAGGGAGGCAATGTATCAGCTATGATCCGCACCATCGTCCTCACCAATCCCGGTGGCGAGACGTTGGCGCTTGATCTCTTCGAGCCGTGGAAGACCGGGATCGCCGTCAAGAACGTCGACGGTCTCGGTCCCGGCAAGGCCGACATCAATACTACTGACCTTGCCCTCACCGACTCAGCTCTCTTCAACGGTTCCAGGGTGCAGAAGCGCACTATCTCTCTCACCCTGGTTCCGATGGAGACCAGCGCGAATGACGTGGAGCAGTCCAGGCAGAAGATCTATCGTTTCTGCCAGATCAAGCGGCCTGTACGAGTCACCGTGTATGCCGACCACCGTCAGGTATATACCGACGGATACGTCGAGTCCTCAGAGCCCGACATCTGGTCCAATCTGGAATCTCATAAAATTTCAATCCTCTGTCCTTACGGCTATTGGTATGACAACCGCGAGGATGCTTCGGATCTCATCAACTTCGACGTTGAGGAACCATCGTTCGAGTTCTCATGGGAAGACCCTCTCCCAGATTCCCCTACGTTGGAGTTCTCGCGCACCCTGTCCGACAAGACGGCTGTGGTGAACTATGAGGGCGACGTTGAGGCCGGTTTCCTTCTACGTATCAAGATACTCAAGACCAACCCTCTTCCGATCACCTTGACCGAGACGGTATGGCAGCAGACGATGAAGCTCACGGGGAAGTGGACCCCATCCGCAACGGCGTACCAGCCATCTGTCGGGGACACCATCGAAGTGGACACTCGTGTCGGTCGAAAAGGAATCTATCTGGAGAAACCGAACGGAACTCGATACAAGGGGATGTACTTCCTGGATTTCAACTCCGACTGGCTGCTCATGCACCCGGGACGAAACGAATTCCACTACTCCATGTCCGACAAGACTGCTGTGGATATTCGATTCACCACAGACATCACGTATCAGGGGGTGTAAATGTATCTGGCTGTACTTGACGAGTCGTGCAACCTCACACATCTCGTTGATGACTATATTTCCGTCGTGTGGACGGAGCGCTTCCATGGCTACGGTGATTTCAAGCTGGTCGTGCCTGGGACGTACGCCAACCTCCAGGAGTACCAGCTGGATTATTACTTGTTCACCAAGGACACGAACAAGCTGATGATCATCGAGCAGGTCGAGATGGAGACGCACTACGGTGAGTCCAGCACCCTCACAATCACTGGCCGCTCAATCGAGTCCGTACTTGACCGGCGAGTCCTTCACCCATACCCGGTGAATGACTACACCATATGCGCCAAGCACGAGTCCACTAACGGCATCATCCGAGACGTCGTCAAGGATATGACGAACCTCCTGTTCAAGGTCGACGATTCGAGTCACCCGAGACACGTGCAGGGTTTCCGTTGGTACCATCCCTGGGATCTACCCGGCGATATTCTGCATGGCCGCGACGGAAACGCCATGGACATAGGGTCGATGCGACTCGGGTCCAACGAAGCGATCAGGACGTCCTCGGGATCTCACGTCGAGAATGCGGGAGTCTACGGGGAGGCCACTTGGGACCAGTACATCATGCAGGGCTCGTGGTACTCTTTGATGCAGGATATCACGGACCTCAACATGAGCGGATGGGCGATCGAGTTCGCTGACAACAATCCGTGGTACTGGTACGGGTATGCATATCTTGGGATCAACCGAACGGACTCGCAGAGTACGAACCCTCCCGTGACGTTCTCACCCTCGTTCGAGAACCTGTCCAAAGGCACATATCTCAAGTCCAAGGTGGGAACTCGAACGAAGATCTTCTCCGGACTTCAGCAGGTGCATGTCACCTCTGGTATGGAGCAGGAATACATGTGGCAGACAGACGTCAATATCCAGAACGAGTCCGTGCGGGTCGGCACCAACGGCCTTGGCCTGCGAGAGGGATATCTTGAGAATCCCGGGGTTATGACGCATAACGGTTACCTGGCCACGAGTGCGAACTCCGCAAGAACAGGGAACACCGGCGTGGACCCCGAGGCCGCCAGACGGCAGCTGAAGGACAAGTGCGACACGGAACTGTGGAAGCACATGCCCATTCAGATGTACGAAGGAGTTGCCGCAGTCAACTCGATCTACAAGTATCGCGAGGACTTCTTCCTAGGAGACTTCGTGCAGATCGAGAACGAGTACGGCCAGAAGGACGTCGCCCGGGTGACCGAGTACGTTCGTTCATCGGACGTCAACGGGGACACCTTCTATCCCACGTTCTCGTCTTTGTCAGATCTACAGAAGAGTAAGCCGGGGTTGAACATCAAATGACGCTTACCAGTGGTTTCTACTCCTCGAAGGATGGGGACCGCAAGTATTCAGCAGAACAGATGGGTGAGCTCTTCGACGGCCTCATTCATTACGGCATCTATCAATCATACGGCCAGGCCCTAGGGGTCACGGCGATCAGTGGGAAGTGGGCTGTCCGCATAGGCACGGGTCGCGCGTTCCTCAACAAGACCTGGGTGAACAACGATGCGCCGTACGACCTTCCGCTCGAGCAGCCGGACGTCACCCACCCTCGGTGGGATTTGGTCTGCTTGCGCATCAACAGAGATCCGTCGGTCAGGGCCGCGTCGTTCGCCGTCTACAAAGGTGTGTCCAGCAGCAATCCGCAGGTTCCGAATGTGCGAAACACAGACCTCGACAAGTGGTATCCTCTGGCGAGGATTCGCACGAGTCCTGGTATGCAACAGGTCACCTACAACCAGATCTGGAACGCTCGAGGTTCGTCTGCTACACCTTGGGTGACGGGAGTCGTTGAGAGCCTCGACGCCTCGACCCTCTATGCCAAGTGGGATGCCCAGTACGAGCAGTGGTCCTCTGAGCAGCAGAAGACGCAATCTCTGAACTTTCAGAACTGGATGTCCGAGCAGAAGTCAGACTACGAGTCCTGGCGCAACACGTTGAAGACCACCCTCGATGGCAACGCCGCGACGAAACTTGCTCAGCGTCTCGACAGTGTCGAGAAACAGATCTCGTCGTTCACGCAGGGCGTGGCGATCAAGGACGTCCTTCTGGACGCTCAAAATGGCGCAGAGATACAGGACCATGCGGGCAACCCCATCAATGCTCAGCGCCTCTACATGATGGTTTGAGAAGAGGAGTACATCTATGAAGATCTCGGACTATCCCGAGGCCACATACATCGGTCCTAACACCGATTACTTCGTCGTTCAGAACGGTACCGCCAGCACGAAGAAGATCAACGCGGACTCGTTCCGGTTCGCCATGTTCGACAACGTGCCGATGATGCATCGCGTCCTCGCCAGGGGCTACAACCTCGGTTCGTCGTTCACGAGTCAGCAGCAAGTCGCTATTTCCTCAGGTCAGTTCACGAACTTGTGGATCGGCGATTACTGGACTACGGGTGACACGAAGTGGTACATTGTCGATTTCGACTATTGGGGCGCGTGCGACTCGTCGATCGGTCGCCATATCGCAGTCATGCCTGACCGTAACACGTCCTCGGCGGTATTGCACCGAGGCGAGTACTGCGGCGGATTCCGCAACAGTGAGCTTTTCGCGGCCCTGAACGATAACCCGAAGACGAACGCCACGAAGGCCTACGGTCTCTTCGGAGAGTCGCATATTCTCGCGCACAACTCCTGGTTCGAGAACCGTTGGGACACGGATATCAAGTACGGCGGCACCGTTCGCGAGGAAGGATACCGCCTGTACGCCCAGAACGGCGAGGTGTTCAAGATCAAGGTGACGATTCCCACCGAGCAGATGCTGTTCGGCGCGCACATTAAGCAGTCGTTCCAGAACGGCTCCGAGGGCGCATACCGGGCCGAGTGCCGTCAGCTTCGGTATTTCCAGCTCTTCAACCACCAGAACCCGAACGAGGATTTCTGGCTCCGTGACCAGACGTGGGCCAACTACTTCAGCGCCTGGAAGGGAAACATCGCTCGTGATGAGATCATGACGAGCTCTCTCGGAATCCGGCCGGTTCTGGCTATCGGAGGCTGACACGTGCGCCCAGAGCTCACTATGATAGTAACCATCGCGACAAGCGTACTCGCGTCTAGTGGTCTATGGGCCTTCTTGGATCGCCGAGCGGAGAGGAAGGACGCTCGAACGCAGCTCCTTCTCGGCATTGCGCACAACCAAATAATGGCTCTCGGGACGGCGTATCTGTCTCGAGGATACATCACCATCGACGAGTACGAGGATCTGCAGAAGTATCTGTATTCCCCGTATTCGTCTTTCGGTGGTAACGGCATGGCTGAGAAGGTCATGGAGGAAGTCCAGGAGCTTCCTATTCATTTTCCGGAGACTCGAAAACACTACAGACCGGAGGACAAACATGTCTAACTCCACCTACGACAAGGCCAAGTGGGTCGCCCTGACCCTGCTTCCCGCCCTGTCGGCCCTCTATGTTGCTCTCGCCGCCTCGCTCGGCTGGGGTCACGTGGATGCGGTCGTCGGAACCATCGCCGCCGTCGACGCCTTCCTTGGCACGCTTCTCGGCATCTCCGCCAAGAACTACACCCCGTCCACCGATGGGGTGCTGCACGTCGACCACGGCAAGCAGGAGGTCTACGCCGCTCTCGAGAAGCCGGCGAAGGACCTTACTGAGAACAAGACCGTCACCCTGGCGGTGAACGAGGTCGCCTGATCGCGTCCTCAACATGTCCTATAATGAGAACCCCATCTGAGAGGACAACCCAAATGAACACTCCCGAACACAATGCTGAGAACGCCCTGAAGGACGCTTACGCATTCATCGACGGAATGGACCCCGACGCGGAGGCGTACGCGAATGCGCTCGCCAACATCCGCGAACTGGAAGCCATCTGCGCGAAGCATCGAGACGAAACTCGGCGTGCTGAGAAGCACGAGAGCGAACTCGATAAGCAGCGAGCAGTCAAGCTTCCGTCCCCGGACACGATCGTCACATGCGCGACGTCTCTCGTGTCGGTCCTTCTCGTCGTGAAGGCCGAGAGCATCCTGCCGGTTACCAGCAAGGCACTCGGATTGATCACGAAGGTCCGTATCTGACCGTTCAACGTCCCAGAACTCGTATTCAAGCAACTCGCAAGAACATGGGTTCTGGGACTTGGATTCTAAAAATTCCCGGGTGGGGAGTGAGGACTCGCAAACTCAACATGCCCCATAATGAGACCCCGACTATTGGAAGGAATACACCATGTCCTACGGCACCAAGCTCAAGGAGATCGCTCTGCACGACTCGCTCGCGGTTTGGCTGTACCTCGACAACCTCGAGAAGACAGCGGATCCCGTGTACGCGAACGCGCTCGAGCGGCTTGCTTACGAGCGGCTTGCTCAGGATCACGTGACCGCCTGAACATATTCACAACTCAACCCCACGAACCCCGTAACAAGGGTTCTGGGTTCCCTTTGGCAAGATAGGAGCACACATGGGTTCTACACTGGTGACGACAGCATCCAAGTGGATTGTCCGGAATCTCCCCGCCATCCTTACAGGGTCAGCCGTTGCGGGCCTTGGGGGGACCGTATATCTGGCCGTCAAGGCGGATCGAGAGGTCCAGGCCATCAAGCGTCGGCAGCGCACGTTCAACGAGAAGGACTGGAAGACCAAGTACAATGTCGCCTACAAGCTCTACGTCCCCGCAGCCTTCGCCGGTGCGGCAACAGCGGCGTCCATCGTGGGTGCCTTTGCGATCGGGAATCGTCGTCAAGCCGCAGCAGCCGCAGCCTATGCGTTCACGAAGGAGTCGTACGACCGCTACCGTGCCACGACACGACAGGAGATTGGCGACGAGCGGGAACGTGAGCTTGCTACTAAAGCTGCTGAGCGAGTGAATACTCCGGCTACTACGACAGTTGTGGGATCAGGAGACGTCCTGTTCTACGACGGACACAGCGGTCGCTACTTTCACTCCACGATCGAGACGGTTCGACAGATCCAGAACAATCTGAACTACCAGCTGCTCAAGGGCGATCTGGTGTCTCTGAACGACTTCTACGCCGCTGTTGGTCTTGAGCCGACGGATCTCGGTCAGCAGCTGGGCTGGAACGAGCCTAACTCGATCGACATTCGCTTCGGATCCACGATCACGGATGACGGTAAGCCCTGTGTCGTCACGGACTTCCTTCTTGAGCCCACGGAGGCTTGGTTCCGGTTCGCGTGACGAACACGGACTATAACGAGAGAAAGGAACCACCATGACAAGTAGAATCTCATCCGTTGCCGGATTTGTCGCTGACGTCACTGCTAGTGCTGCAGCCGACGCGATTCTGATGTCGTTGTGCCCTCCCGCTGGCACCGCTGTTACGGTGATGCGCCACGTGGGAGTTCACGCGATTTCAGCTGCAGTCGGCTCTGCCACGGGCAAGTCGATCAGAGAACAGGTCGAGGAGACGGTCGAAACGATTCGATCCATGAATCAGTCCTGAACCTGAGAGCTCTGAGTCCCTAACACGGGCTCTGAGTTTCTCAAATCGCAAGCCTAACATGTCCTATAATGAGAACCCATCCATCCGAAAGGAATACTCATGTCTGAGAACACCTCCACCACCGTTGTTGAGAACGAGAGCGAAGACGCTCCCTTCATCACGATCGACTGGACGCAGGCTGTTCCCGCGGCGAAGAAGTTCGCACGCATTGCTGCTCCCGCAGTCACCGGCATCGCGCTGGCTGTGGTGATCCGCAAGGTCGTGAAGAACGCTTCGAAGCAGGACGCCGACGTGGCCGATCTGACCGAGGGCGTTGACGTTCCCGAGATCGACTCGGCGGACGAGAACGAAGACTGACACATCCAACTGACAGACACTCGACCCCATGGGCCCCTAACACGGGCTCATGGGTTATCATTTCACCAAGGAGCATTCTGTGATCAAGCAGACCGTGACGGCCGAGGACTTCGACGGAAACTCGCACACCCAGACGCTTTGGTTCCACCTCAACAAGACGGATGTTCTCGCCCTTCAGCGAAAGCTGCCTCGAGGAATCGAGGAGACGATCTCCACGCTTGCGAACAAGAAGCGTGAGGACGTCACCGACGAGGACACGTGGACGCTGTACGATTTCTTCAAGCTTCTGATGGATTCCAGCTACGGGCGCAAGTCTGCAGACGGCCTTCACTTCGAGAAGTCGGAGGAGATTCTCCATGAGTTCCAGTCCTCCATCTTCTACGACGAGTGCCTGCTCGGTCTTGTCCAGAAGGAGGAGAAGGCGATCGCGTTCTTCAACGGTATCTTCCCGAAGGCGCTGATCGACCAGGCCAAGGCGGAGCACCCCGAGCTCTTCACCGCCAACTGACTATAAACGAAAGGAACACATACATGTCTAGCAGCGTTCCGATTCGCGGATCCCTCCCTGCGAACAGCAACCGTAAACCCGTCGAGCGAGTTACGTCCAAACCGGCCATCGTCAAGGATCGTACAGTCCAGCAGAAGGCGCGTGACGCATTTCTCGGAGATGACGTGAAGAGCGTCGGTGACTTCCTCGTCTGGGACGTGGTCGTTCCTGCTATCAAGAACACGATCTCGGACATGGTGACCACGGGAGTCAACCGTCTTCTCTTCGGGGAGAACAGGACGCCTCTGAGCACCGCCAGGACGGATCACACGTCATATTCTCGAGTCTATCGTGATCGTGGTGACACCTCGTCCAGGAACCGGGGTTTCGTCAAGCCCGTGGGACAGTACGATTTCTCGAGGATCGTCATCCAGTCCCGCACCGAGGCGGAGGAGGTCCTGAATAACCTTGATCGGACGATCAAGGAGTACGACTTCGCTGCTGTATCGGACTTCTACGATTACGTCGGTGTCAGCAAGGAGTACACGGACGACCGTTGGGGCTGGCGCGATCTTCGAGGCGCTAGCATCATGCGAGTCGCCGAGGGATACGTCATCAACCTGCCTCGTCCGGAGTCATTGTGAGAAAAGAAGCCCCCAAAACCATCTCGTGGATCATTGTCGCCGTAGTAGTTCTCTCTGCGCTATGGGTAATGTGGATCTGCCCGGGAATCATCGCCAAACTCATCATCACGGTCGCGGTACTCGCGTCTCTCTTGTCAGCGCTAGTGGAGGATCTCAAAAAGTGAAAAATGTCGATTGGGTCTTTATTCTGTTTTGGTTTTTGATCGCTTGCGCATATGGGGCAATCATCGTCGGGGCCCTGATGAACGGCTGGGTTCTGTTCCTGGTCCTCGTGGGAGTCCTGTCTGCTGTGGCTCTCGCTGGTGCGGGAGGCAAGTGACGGGGTTCGGCGCATTCTGCATCGTCTCGCTCGTTCTGTTCGCCGCTCTCATGGAATGGACTCTTGAATGAGTACATTGATCATCATCTTCGTCGTTCTCGTCGGAATCGTCTGGGCATGCTACGATGACTTCCCCGACTGACTCGGTGGTGAACGATGTCCTCACCGCAACCGTCTCCGCCCTGGCGGTCCTCAAGATCGCTGGGGCGGAGCGAGCGCTGGCATTTCAAACGCTGGCGTTCCTACATTATATGTCACCGAGGGTACGGTATTATGCGTCTATCACGAATGCGAGAGGCGCTGATCGGAATAAACCCGGATCGAGAAGACTGGGTCAAGACGGTTAATGCCCTCCCCGATTCTAGAATCGTATACTTATATCACTCTTATCGCGAAAGGAACTTCATCAAATGAGTTCATCGATCCTGACCAGGGGCTTCGGTAAAGCCTCTCTTGTCGTGTCCAAGCACGCCCCGGCCATTCTTACGGCTATGGGGGTTGCGGCTTTCACTACCAGCACCGCCCTGGCTGTCAAGGAGTCCTTCACTCTCACGAGTGAGGTGTATGACGACCTTCTTGAGATCAGCGAGCTCAAGGAGACTCCTGAGCCGTCTGAAAAGGAGGCTCAGCAGGAGCGTGCTACCAGGCGCGCAAAGACTTACAGACGCTTCGTTCTCAAGGTCGCCAACCACTACCGTCCTGCGTTGATCGCTGGCGCTATCGGCACTGTGAGTGTCGTTGCAGCGCACCGTCTGTCCGCCAAGCGCATTGCGGGGCTGACCATGGCAGTCGCTGCTGCTGACGAGTCTCTGCGCAAGTACAAGAGCGCCATTGAGAAGGCGTTCGGCGCCGAAGCAGTCCAGGAGGCCCTGACCAAGAGTCGAGAGGCGATCCTGGCAGAGGCCGTAAAGGTGGACGAGGACGGCAACGAGAGTGTTGATGACGAGAGTGTTCTCGACCAGTACGGCATGTCGCAGTACGCTGTGGTGTTCGACGAGAACGCCTCTCTGTGGGAGCCGAACGAGGACTTCGACATCATGATGCTGAACGCTCAGGAGAAGTACCTGAACAACAAGCTCATGTGCGATGGTTACGTGCTTCTCAACGACGCGTACACTACTCTGGGTCTGCCCAAGACGTCTGCTGGAGCAGTCGTCGGATGGGTCTACAAGGGCGGTGAGGGGGACGGTTACATCTCCTTCGGGGACTTCGAGTCCTGCAATGTCCGCCACTACGACGCCGCCAGGGGTCGTGAAGTTACTGATTTCTTCCTGGACTTCAACGTCGATGGTGTGATCTGGGACAAGATTGACGAGGTTTCTGTCCGATGAATACTAAAGTTGCTATTGTTGCTGCCGCCGCGCTGGGGGCTGTCGCGGGCTTCGGCCTGGGGTATGCTCTGGCGCGGCACAATGCCGCCCAGGAGAAAGATGAGCTTCAGAGCTCCCTCGAGGAGGCGCACAAGGACGTTGATGTTTACGCGCAGCACGCGACCGAGTACGCCAAGACCGTTGAGAAGCTCGAGGAGAAGAGCAAGCGGCTTGAGTACGAGAACGGTCGCATGTCTTACCAGGTTCAGCAGATGAACGAGGCGAAGCGCATTCGCAAGCTCGTAGAGGAGGACTACGCTAAGAACCCTGACATCATCGATGAGCCGGTCGACATGGAGCACTCGACCCAGGAGGCCTACGAGTCTGTTCCCGAGAGTAAGCGCATGGAGGTCCGGTACTACACTGTCGATGACGTCCTCTGCGATTCGGACAACGTCGTGATCGAGGATGTCAATGGCTGGATCGGAGAGATGGGCGCCCAGAGTACTTTGGGATATCTCACCACCTTCTATGTATACAACACTCACAAGGACCTGCAGATGAAGCTCGAGATCGTCGAGGATTCATACGAGCAGGATGTTCTTAGGAATATCGACGAATGAGAACTCTAGAGGATATTGAGAAGGAACTGCAGGACGGGCGGTATTTCGACGTCCTATACGACATCGTGGCCTCGGACCGCGAAGACGTCACCGACTTGTCCTACAGGATGCTTCTGGGTGTCCTGGACGGGGTGGAGTTCAGGGACACCCGCGGCATGGACGGAAACCGCATTCAGGACGCTCAGGAGTTTCGTGCTGATCTGATCGCCGAAATGGCCATGGATCACACGGCCGTGCGTCCGTTCATGAATGTGTCCCTGCTCGAGGTAATGATTGCTATTGCCAATCGCCTCGGACAGATCACCGGTGACGAGGACACGGCGTTCTGGTTCTGGGAAATGATCTCGAATCTGGCACTTGACGGAATCGACGACACCGAGTTCTGGTCGGACCCGGAGAGTTACGAGGAAGAGATTCTTGATCGTGCTGACGACGTCATCAACATCAATTACGACCGAGACGGTCTAGGTGGCCTGTTCCTTCTCAGAGAGGGGGTGGCGCCTCAGGATATGCGAGACACTGAGCTGTGGTACCAAATGCAGTACTACGCAAACGAGGTGTCTCCCTTGTAAGGAGAACACGTGAGCTTTTTCAAAGTGACGGAGTACGAGGACCACAAGACCAAGGTTCGCAAAGTCCGTCCATCGTATCGTAACACGTGCCCCGACGACCTGATCATTCGTGGAGGTGCTTTCTATGCGGTATATTTGCCAGAAAAAGGTTTGTGGTCCACCGAGGAATTCGATCTCGTGCATCTGGTAGACAAGACGCTCGAGTCGTATTCCTCGGAGCACGGGGACCTGAAGGCGATGAAGCTCGAGGACCAGGACAGCGGACAGTACAAGTTGTTCAAGTCCTGGTTACGGAACATGCCGGATAACCCACGCGCTATGGACCGAAATATCCTATTCAGTTCTTCGCCTAAGCGCAAGGAGGACTACGCGACCAAGCGTCTATCCTACGATCCTGTCGAGGGCGACTGCAGCGCCTACGACAGACTCATGGGGACGCTCTTCGAGCCGCCGGAGAGGCAGAAGCTGGAGTGGGCTGCCGGTTCGATCCTTGCGGGAGACAGCAAGAAGATTCAGAAATTCTTCGTGCTATATGGTCGCGGTGGCGTCGGTAAATCCACGTTCTTCCGTATTCTCAACATGCTATTCGAGGATTATGTAGGAACGTTTCAGGCGAAAGCTCTTGGGCAGGCCCAGAACCGTTTCGCCCTCGAACCTCTCAAGTCGAATCCGTTGTTGGCGATCGACGATGACGGCGACTTGAGCAAGATCGAGGACAACACGCGCCTCAATCAGATCGTCTCTCATGAGAGACAGATCATGGATGAGAAAGGCAAAGGCCTGTACGAGATCGCGTTCGACACGATGCTCTTCGTCGGTACCAACTCACCGGTGAAGATTACGGACGCGAAATCCGGGGTTATTCGCCGCCTGATCGACGTCCGCCCTTCGGGGTACCGTCTGCCCAGAAGCCAGTACGAGCTCTGCATGCAGGAGATATCCGAGACAATCCCCCATATAGCGGAGCACTGCCTAGAGGTGTATCGAATTTTGGGTCCGTGGGCGTACGACGATTACGAGCCCATTGCTATGCGAAGTAGAACCGAACCGTTGTTCAACTTCGTTCTTGAAATGGAGGACGAGCTGGATGACCCGGAGGGCGTCTCCCTGAAAAAGGCGTATTCATTGTACAAGCAGTACTGCGACATGGCGAACATCGAATACAAGATGCCGATGTATGTATTCCGCGAATCATTGAAGGACTTCTACAAGGTCTTCAAGGATAGAGATCAACGGAGCGGAATGAATCGCCGATCGGTGTACTACGGATTCGATCATGATTCCCTTCGAGACAAGGACGGAATCGTTCAGGAAAAACCCGAAACGTGGTTGAAACTGGATACGCAGGATTCATACCTGGACTCCAGGTATGCGGACATGCCAGCGCAGTACTCCACCCCTGACGGCCATCCCGGAAAGCCCTGGGACGACGTCACTAAAACTCTGAAGGAACTCGACACAAGGAGCGAACACTTTGTCCGTCCACCGGTCAACGAGATCGTCATCGATTTCGATCTCTCTGAAGGGGGATCCAAATCTCTTGAGCGCAATATTGCAGCCGCAGCTCGGTGGCCTCCTACATACGCTGAACTCTCACGAAGCGGGGGAGGTATCCACCTCCATTACGTTTACGATGGAGACACCGACAGACTCCGAAATTTCGTTGAAGACGGAATCGAGTGCAAAGTCTATCGAGGAAAGTCGGCACTCCGCAGGCGTCTCACCAAATGCGGAGGACGACCGGCTCTTGCGCGACTTTCCGAAGGGGACCTCCCTCTCAAGGAAGAACCTGTGATCTCGGACAACCGCATGAAGAGCGAGAAGGCCCTGCGTCAACTGATTCTGCGCAACCTTCGCAAAGAGATACATCCCGGCACCAAGCCGAGCGTGGATTTCATTCGCAAGATCCTGGATGACGCGTATTCATCAGACTTGTCGTATGACATCTCGGACATGCGCAACCAGGTTATGGCGTTCGCAGCATCCAGCACCCATCACGGGGCGTACTGCCTCGAGCAGGTGGCGAAGATGCACTTCCAGTCCGAGAATGACGAGGAATCCGAGAACCCGCCTGTGTCGGACGGAGACCTCATCTTCTTCGACTGCGAGGTCTTTCCAAACCTCTTCCTCCTCAACTGGAAGGTCCAGGGGAACGAGAAGGTGGTCCGAATGATCAATCCGGACCCGGAGGAAGTCGAGACGCTGTGCAGGAATCGTCTTGTCGGCTTCAATAACCGAAGGTACGACAATCACATCCTCTACGCTCGGATCATCGGATACTCGAACTACGAGCTCTACAAGCTCTCGAAGAGAATCATCGAGTCCCATATCAAGGCTGGATTCGTGGAGGCGTACAACCTCTCCTATACGGATGTGTACGACTTCGCGGCGAAGAAGCAATCTTTGAAGAAGTGGGAGATCGAGCTCGGTCTCAAGCACGATGAGCTCGGTTTCGACTGGGACGAACCGGTGCCAGAGGAGCACTGGGCACGCGTGAGCGAGTACTGTGATAACGATGTCATATCCACGGAGAAGGTGTTCGAGCACCTCCACGAGGATTGGGTCGCGCGTCAGGTTCTTGCTAAGGTGGCCGGGCTTACGCCGAATCACTCGACTAATGCCCTGACAACCCGAATCATTTTCGGCAAGGAGAAGCATCCGCAGCTGGTCTACACGGACTTGAGCGAGATGTTCCCGGGATACAAGTACGAATACGGTAAGTCTACGTACAAGGGCGTGGAAGTCGGCGAAGGAGGTTACGTCTATGCTGAGCCTGGTATTCATCGCGATGTTGCTCTTCTGGATGTTGCATCACTACATCCTACGTCCATTGAGCAACTCAATCTGTTCGGCGAGTACACGTCGCGCTTTTCGGAGATCAAGATGGCTAGGATCGCCGTCAAGCATGGTGATACGGCATCCGCTGCTAGTCTTCTTGGGGGTGCTCTTGGTCCGTACCTGGGATCGAAAGAAGAGCTCTCCGCCCTCGCATATGCCCTCAAGATCGCCATCAACAGCGTCTACGGACTCACAGCTGCCAAGTTCGACAATCCCTTTCGGGACCCCCGTAACGTCGACAACATCGTCGCGAAACGCGGGGCCCTATTCATGGTCGATCTGAAGGAGGCTGTGCAGGAGCGAGGGTTGACGGTCGCGCATATCAAAACCGATTCGATCAAGATTCCCAACGCAACTCCCGACGACATCCAGTTCGTCATGGACTTCGGCAAGAAGTACGGATACGACTTCGAGCATGAGGCGACATACGATCGCATATGTCTCGTGAACGATGCGGTGTACATCGCGCATGACGAATCGGGATGGCACGCAACCGGTAAGCAATTCCAGGAGCCCTATGTCTACAAGAAACTGTTCACTAGAGAACCCATCGAGTTCGACGACTATATCCAGGCCAAGTCGGTCACAAGCAGGATGTATCTCGCACCCGATAGTGACGACATCGTACCTGAAGATCTCAAATTCATTGGTCGTGTGGGAACGTTCGTTCCGGTCGTCGAAGGAGGCGGAAGACTTCTACGCGAAACGCGTCGAAAGGACTCCGATGGCCAGGACGTCATATCCTACGGAGCAGTCGCGGGCACCAAGGGCTACCTCTGGATGGAGTCAGGGGACGCTCTTCTGACCGGGGCGCTAATCGACCAGCGATATTATGACAAGTTGGCCGAGGATGCCCTGGATCAGATACGAAGGTACGGTGACGAAGAGGTATTCCGAACCGTCTAACATTCGGCAGTGGGGTCTTCATCGCGACCCCAACAAGGCTTATAATGGAGACCCCCACTATCGAAAGGAAAGACCATGAACAAGAAGCTCGTCAAGATCGCTGTTGCTGCGGTTGTTGCGGGTGCCGTTACAGGCATCTGCCAGGCCGCGTACGACGCGAAGGACAACGACACAGATCAGGAGAAGTGACTCCGAATCCGTATCCGTGAACAACGGGTATGGATTATCGTTTTGCAGAGAGGAACACATGGAGACTTTCACACGACGTCTGGATGCCGAGGAGGCGGCGATTCTGCAGGATCACGTCCTTGGTCTTCTCTCCACAACGAAGGAGACGCATCTTCGCATTTTGGCCACCCTCGGCGAGGAAGTTCCAGAGGTCTATAGCGACTACGAGGACACTATGCTCACCGTGATGCGCAAGGAAATCTCACGCATCACCGATTGGCTCAAGAACTACTGATAGGAGAACACGCCATGGCTAATTACATTATTCGTAACGCGCGCCTTCTGTTCCGAAACTTCTCGGGTGCTCCGAACAAGTTCGGTAACACGGACAGGACGTTCTGCGTTATTCTACCCCCCGACAAGGAGCGAGCGTTTCGTGAGGAGGGCTTCAATGTCAAGACGCTCAAGCCTCGTGACGACGAGGAGGAGCCCACGCCTTTCGTCCAGGTCAAGGTTCGTTACGGGTATCGTCCTCCGAAGGTCACTCTGATCGCCGGTGGTGCAAGGACCCCCTTGACCGAAGGCACTGTCGGTCAGTTGGACTTCGCGGACATTGAGCAAGCCGACTTGAGTATTCGGCCTTACCACGGCCGGACTCGAGCGGGCATCGAGTTCTGCACCGCATACCTCGACAAGGCGTATATCACGATCGCCACGGACGAGCTTGATGCGATTTACAACCCGCCTGTTACAGAGGAACAGGAGCCGCCGGAGGAGTGGCGCTGATGATCTGCAATAAGGACGTCGAGGGCGGTAAGGCTTTCTGGACAGCGGTCATGGCCAGCCGGATTGTTCTGCCGAATGGAGCGGAGGCCGAGCGGTTAAAGTCCGCTTCCCCTTGGAAGGAACGAACACTGTCCTCGGATAACATCTCGCATCCGCCGCATTATGCCGACGGGTGGAGTAACGGCGCTGAGGTGATCGACCTCACCGAGCACCTCTCGTTCTGCGCGGGCAACGTCGTGAAGTACGTCTGCCGTGCGGGACGCAAGGATCCCGGCAAGCACGTAGAGGATCTGAAGAAGGCTCGGTGGTATATCGATCGAGAGATCGAGAGAGTCAAAGGGCAGTGATGCGGTATCCGTCAACGAAGAACCTCTCCGGGTACTACCAGACTCGAGCGAGGGCAGTCGTGAAAGCTGAGAAGCGCAACGGCATGTGGACCGTGCACATCGGATCTCGTGACGTCGTAACCCTCAGCGACGAAGCGTTCTATTCACTGTTCTCAGGCGTACTCTGAGACGGCATTCGAGCCCGGGGGTCCTCTGGAGACATTGGGCCCCCGGGTTCACGCAACAGCACACTTTTGTAGCAATACAAAGATTGGAACACACGATGACTTACGACGAGATTCTTGAGCGGGTCCAGTACTCGATATCGCAGGCCCAGCGAATGAGTTCATATTGGTCGGTGACCCTTGGAACCGCTCATTTCACTCACGACGTGATATCGAAGATGGCTCGAGACTCCATGGAGTGCAAGAACCACATGCGGGCACTTGACAGCCTTGAAGAGGATACGCAGAACCTCCCGCTTCTCGTGGAGGACACCGACGTTTCGGACATTCTTGCACTCGTGTTCCAGACCAGGGATGTCTGGAGCTCCATTCGCGCCACTTTGAAGAAGACCCTGAAGGAGACGATCTGAGATGGACCGCATTCGTGTTATCGTCGAGTGGACTCGCATTACCGCCCGTTTCTGGAGGTTGTACATCGATCCCTGGAACGAGGACCAGACTTTCCTGCGCAACGACTATCGCACCGCCCACGCATATCTCGAGGAGCTGAAGTCGCTCCCTGTTACCCCGGCACTGATCACTGCCCAGGAGGAGCTCCAGACACTTCTCCACAATCTCGATTGGAAGGTCTCATGATTCTCCGTACTTGCGTCGAGGGTGCTCCCGACGTCGTGGACGAGATCACCGGACCTGTTACGGTCTTGAACGGCGAGTGGTGCATCCCGGTGACGTACCCGAATATGTTCTTCGAAGGGGACATCATAGAAGACGTGGTCCACTACAGTGATAAGCGATGGACCATCACCGAAACCGAGGACGAGATCAAAGCCGTCTGGAAGCACGACCGTACGAAAGAAGCACGCTGATGAGGACCATCGTATTTCACTTGACTCACACTGATCACAATGGTAACTTGCATACCGAGACTCGACACTGGCAGGAGCGCGAGCACAGCGTTCAGAAGCTCCTGGACATCATGCTCCGCAAGCACCGTCTGCACCACCCTCGCCTGGTCAACAAGCGCTATGAGCTCGACCGAACGGTCTACCATTACCACGCGGAGCCCTCCGATGCCTGAGAAGTGGGTCGAGTCCACGTACTACGAGAACACCGAGGTGAGCGATCTCGGAAACATCCGACGGATCTCGGACAAGACGCCTCGTAAGCACTCGATGCGAATTCGCAATCACGCCACGACCGCCGAGCCCTGCGTGACTCTGCATCCCATCGGTGGTAAGACTCCTGCTGGAACGAAAGCCTGGCGCACTGTTCCCCTGCGACGAATCGTATGGGAGACATTCCACGGTGAGAAGCTTCCGCGCGGAAAGTTCGTCAAATCCTTGAACGGGGATGTCGAGGACTGTCGTCTGTCGAATCTCTTCGTCACTTCGCCACACGAGGTCAAACGAGCCAAGCTCGAGCCCTGGACCATGACTGAGGACTACCGACAGTGCTATGAGTGGTTCGCTTATTGCGTGAGTCTTGACGGGGTGGTCCGTAAGGTCTCCGACGGTTTCAGATACAAGTGGGGGACCTCCGGTCAGAATCGAAGGACGCCTTATGTTACCCTGACCAGGGGCAAGAAGCGGGTCCACGTCGGTGTTGCCAGACTCATGGCGGACGCATGGATCCGTCCACTGGAGAAGGAGGAGAGGGTTGTCCTGGACGATCCTGACGGCCCACTCACTCTTGAGAACATCCGGATCATGAATCTTAATGACGCCATGATCTACACGCGAGGCATAGGCCTTGCAAAAACAATCGGGTACTCGGCGGCGAGTTTCGATAAGACCCCGGAGAAGCGCAAGTACGAAGCAGCTAAGGCGATTGGAGCAGTCAGTGAGTGGGATGAATACATTTTCGGTTGACGAGTATCTTAGCGGGGCGATCGACGAGACAGTCATTGTGTACCGCCCTACCGGGCGCCTGTGCTGGGACCATGTCACCTGGAGCTGGGGTTGGTGCTCTGACATTGACCGGTATGTCTTGACGATCTGGGACGCGAAAGGAGTTTCGGTGGTCGGGAAGCAGCTGTTCGAGAAGGGAAAGCACGTCTTCGAGCGCTACAGCGATCCCTCAGTGATCGTGACGGCGATTTGAACGGCCGCGTATGGGCTCCAGTGGGCGATGGAAACCACGTCGAGGTATCGGTCGCCGGCGTCTGTCGCGCTCGGAATGAGCGATACTACTACAGGACCTTCGAGAAGGACAACGGATATCTCGTCGTAAATCTCCCAACCTTGAGCGGAAGCAGGACGTGCTACTTGCACCGCGTGGTCTGGGAGGCGTTCAGAGGCCCTCTGAGACACGACGAGCACGTGTATCACGTCAATGGCGACAAGCGGGATAATCGCCTCGAGAACCTAGCCGTGCGCTCCCGTTCAGACGGCGTGCGGCAATCCTGGGCTAATCGGAAGGAGGCTTGGACGCAGATGGCTCTTGAACTGGACTCATGGGCGTAATGCTCTGGAGTCACCAGCAAGAGGCCTTGCAGAAGATGACCGACGGGTGCATCCTGAAGGGCGGAGTGGGTTCCGGGAAGTCTCTTACGGCTCTGGCATATATCGTCGAGTCGTATGAGACACCCCGGTCCACTTCGCCCTCCGGGGTACCCGCCATGGTTTATATAATTTGCACGGCCAAGAAGAGGAACGACCGCGAATGGCACGACGAGGTTGTTCGTATGGGTCTTGAAGAGAGGGGGTACAGTGTCGTCATAGACTCCTGGAACAACATAGCCAAGTACAAGGGCGTGAGGAAGGCGTTCTTCGTCTTCGACGAGGCTCGTGGAGGCGGTCAGGGGGCTTGGGGAAGGGCGTTCATCAAGATAGCCCGCCAGAACCGCTGGATCCTCCTGAGCGCTACGCCCGGGGACGACTGGATGGACTACCTCAACGTGTTTCTCGCACACGGGTTCTACCGTAACAAGACCGATTTCGTGGAGCAGCACGTCGAGTGGGACCGTTTCGCGAAGTACCCGAAGGTGAAACGCTGGCACAACCAGAGCAAACTACAGGGTTTCAAGCGCCTCGTGACCGTCTCGATGCCCGATAAGCGCCACACGCGTCGAATTGTCGAGTGGGTGGATGTACCTTATGACAAAATGGCGTTCAAAGCCTTGATGCGGGACCGTTTCGATCCTTGGAAGATGGAGCCCATCGAGGATGCCGGAGCACTGTGTTATGCGGCCAGGCGCATGGTGAATGACAACGAGGCTCGTATGGAACGCACGAGAGCCATTCTGAGGCGTTTTAAGCGGGCTATTGTATTCTACTCCTTCGACTACGAGTTAGAGCTTCTACGTGGCTTACACGGCCTCTCAGGGGTATCTGTGAGGGAATACAACGGTCACAAGCACGAATCCTTGCCGGAGGGGGAATCATGGGCGTACTTGGTGAACTACGCCTCTGGCGCCGAGGGGTGGAATTGCGTGACGACGGACTGCATGATCTTCTTCAGTCTGTCGTATTCCTGGCGCCAGACGCAGCAGTGCATGGGGCGGATCGACCGCATGAACACTCCGTACACGAACCTGAGATACTGGTTTTTGTACACGAAGAGCGACATAGATCTCGCCATCCGACGTGCTCAGGGGCGAAAGGAGGTCTTCAACGAGAAATCTTGGGCAGTTAGCCCGGCCTGAGCAGCCAATAGCAAAACGGCTGTTCGACGCCACGGCCACGAACAAAATGGCTACGAGTGTCGAACAGCCATCGCTCAACTCGGTTCCCCCCGACAGGCTTTGGCTGTTTTTTGGACTCCCAGTCAGATTCGAGGCTCCGATTTCGGATTTGGCTGGGGGACTTTTCGTTGAAATCATGCGGTTTTGCACCCCCTAGAAGCCAAATCCTTACTTCTTACTACTTAGAAAATAAATAATAAAAAGAGAGAGAGAAATATAGAAAATTATAGCGGTATAGGAAAAAGTCTGGTTTTGGCTAGAATCGTTTACTCCTGTCACACCAGTCACAAACAGTCACACCAGTTACAGGGTTCGCCACAGTTTTAACATCTGTAACATCTGTAACATGTTTGGGCTCTTACGCGCTTCAACCCCCGATCCAAGATCTTCCATACCCACCATATCGCCTACTCAACATGCATTATAATGAAGGAGGATCATCTCCTATCGATTTACCGGAGTCACCATGCTCGAACGAGACTTCCAGGCAAAGCTCATCAAGGAGATCAAGAACCGGCTTCCGGGCAGTATGGTTTTGAAGAACGACCCGAACTACAAGCAGGGTGTTCCTGATCTCCTCGTTCTCCATCGAGACCGATGGGCCGCCCTCGAGGTGAAGGCCTCCCCCAAGGCCAAGCACCGTCCGAACCAGGATTGGTATGTATCCAAGATGGACGACATGGCCTACGCCGCGTTCATCGATCCGTCCAACAAGGAGCACATCCTAGATGAAGTTCAACGATCACTCGAGGCTTGAGGGCGCACACGCATTTCTGAGCGCCAGCAAGTATCACTGGGTGAACTATGACGATGCGCAGTTGATCGAGTCCTACCACACGGCTCAGGCCTCGGCCATCGGAACTCGACTCCATGCGATGGCAGCCGAGCATATTCGCCTCGGTATGCGCATGCCCCGCAACAAGGTGACGTTCAACGCCTACGTGAACGACGCCATCGGGTATCGCATGACCCCAGAGCAAGTTCTCTACTACTCCCCGAACATCTACGGGACCGCTGACGCTATCCGATTCTACGAGAATTCTCGATTTCTCAGGATCCATGATCTGAAGACGGGTACGACTCGGGTCAGCATGACTCAGCTCAAGATCTATGCGGCCCTCTTCTGCCTGGAGTACGATGTCCGCCCTGGAGATATTTCGGCAGAGCTGCGTATCTACCAGAACGACGAGATCATGATCGAAGAGCCCGATGTTGACGAGCTCGGGCACATCATCGACAAGATCGTTCACTTCAACAAGCTTATCGAAGACATCAAGCTCGAAGACTCCTGAGGGCTAGAGCAGGAGGTTCAATGCTTCCGGACGATATTCTCGTTCACTATGGTACCCCCCGCCATTCTGGACGGTACCCCTGGGGTTCTGGTAAGGACCCCTACCAGAACGCTAAAGGCTTCTTCGCCGAGAGACAGCGCCTTCGCGACCAGGGGTTGAGCGACACCGATATTGCTCGAGCCTGGGGTATGTCCACCACCGAGTTCCGAGCCATCGGAATGCACCTCGGCGAGGAGAAACGGGCGGGAGACATTTCGCGAGCTGTCCGCATGAAGCAGGCGGGACTTCCGAACACGGTCATCGCTGAGAAGATGGGGATCAATGAATCCTCAGTTCGAAACCTTCTCTCCAAGGACGCTCGCGATATCAAGTCCAACGTCAATAGGACCGCGGACATTCTGGCGGAGCAGGCCGATAAGCACAAGTACATCGAGTACGGTGCCGGCGTTGAGCTCAACATGGGTTGCTCGGATGCCACGCTTCGTACGGCGGTAGAGGTCCTCAAGCAGCGCGGGTACGTCACCAACGAGGTCTACATCAAGCAGGCCGGGAGCGACAAGTTCACAACGCTCAAGGTTCTCTCACCTCCGGGAACGAAGCGTTCCGATCTGATGGCCAACCGCGACAAGATCCGGACTCCGGGAATAGCCGCGGACCTGGACGGCGCGTTCACCACCGGGATCAAGAAACCCTCGTCCATTTCGTCCGAACGTGTCAAAGTTCGCTACGACGAGGACGGAGGCACGGACATGGACGGCGTCATTCAGATTCGCCGCGGCGTGAAGGACCTCTCGCTCGGCAACAGCACATACGCACAGGTTCGAATCGCTGTGGACGGAACCCACTACCTCAAGGGTATGGCTATGTACAGCGACGACCTGCCAAAAGGTGTGGATGTCGTCTTCAACACGAACAAGAAGAAGGGTACCCCGAAGCTCGGGCCGAAGGACAACACCGTCCTGAAGCCGATGAAGAAGGATCCCGACAATCCGTTCGGCGCCACCATCCGCAAGCAGCTGTACTTCAAAGGCAAGGACGGCAAGCAGAAGCTGTCGGCGATCAACATCGTCAACGACGAGGGAACCTGGGACAAGTGGAGCCAGTCTCTCGCTTCCCAGTTCCTTTCGAAACAGTCCCCCGTCCTCGCCAAGCAGCAGCTCGCCAAAGTGCGGGAGTCGAAGCAGAAGCAGTACGACGACATCATGAAGCTGACGAACCCGAGCCTTCGAAAGAAGCTGCTCATTTCGTTGGCCGATGATTGCGACTCGGCGTCCGTCCACCTCAAGGCCAAGGCTCTCCCGGGTCAGAGTTCGCAGGTTATTCTGCCTCTCCCCCACATGAAGAAGAACGAGATCTACGCGCCTAACTACCGAAACGGTGAGGTTGTATCGCTCGTTCGCTATCCGCACGGCGGTACTTTCGAGATCCCTCAGCTCGTTGTCAACAACCGCAACAAGAAGGCTCGCCGCATCCTCGGGCAGGTGACCGACGCCGTCGGCATTCATCCGAGCGTTGCGGAGAGACTCAGTGGTGCCGACTTCGACGGAGATAGTGTGGTGGTCATCCCGCATCGCGGCAAGACCAGGATCAAAGCCACTAAGCCGTTGAAGGGTTTGGAGGGCTTCGACCCGAAACGGGCCTATCCGAAGTACGACGGCATGAAAGTCATGTCCGACACCCAGACACAGATGGGTAAGATCAGTAATCTTATTACCGACATGACCATCAAGGGCGCCAGTGAGCAGGAGCTGGCCCGGGCTGTTCGCCACTCCATGGTCGTTATCGACGCGGAGAAGCACCAACTCAATTATAAGCAGTCCGAGCGCGACAACGGTATCGCCGCCCTCAAGAAGAAGTACCAGTCCGGTGGAGCATCCACCCTCATCTCGAGAGCCAGCGGCGAGAAGCGCATACCCAAGCGCAAGACCCGCTCTGCTCGAGAGGGAGGGGGTATTGATCCGAAGACCGGCAAGAAGGTGTGGGTTGAAACTGGCGAGAGCTATATCGATTCCGGGGGCAAGAAGGTGCTGCGCACTGAGAAAGTCCCCCGTATGGCTCTGACCGACGACGCCTACTCTTTGTCTTCGGGCACCCGGATGGAGAACCTGTACGCCGAGCACGCCAACTCGCTCAAGGCCCTGGCCAACAAAGCGAGGAAGGAAGCTGTGTCGCAGCCCCGGATCAAGAAGAACCCCCAGGCTGCCCGGCGTTATTCTCGAGAGGTGGCTGAACTCAAGGCCCAGATCAATGTGGCCCGTAAAGCGAAGCCCCTGGAGAGACAGGCCCAGGTTATTGCTAACGGCGTGGTCGACGCCAAGGTGCGTTCAAATCCCGACATGTCTTATAAGGACCGGGCCAAAGTAACGGCCATGGCATTAAAGACCGCCCGTCAAAGACTGGGGTACGATAGAAACGCCACCCGTATCCGCCCCACCCCCCTCCAGTACCGGGCCATCCAGGAGGGTGCTGTGTCGCAGTCGATGATTGATCAAATTCTTGAAAGCGCAGATTTGGATCACCTCAAATCTTTGGCTATGCCCAAGCAGACCCAGCCCCTTACAAGGCGCCAGGCGAATCGCATTTCTATTTACAGGAAGAACGGTTCGACCGTCGCCGAGATCGCCGATGCCCTGGGCATCAGTCCTGCTAGAGTTCGTGAGTATCTTTCGGGTACTGCTACAGTGGTCTAGCCACAGGACTCTACATACGAAGCTTCTCTGAGCTTGCGTTCCGTTGTTTCCTGATTCTGCAGAGAAGCTCTCTCGGGCCTTCACTCCACACAGTGTCTCTGAGAAGGTCTCCTGCACAGGGCCTCTATGGTGACTCCTGCACAAGGGGTTCACTGCAGGGGCCCTGTGCACTCCGTCCGTACACACTATCACAGCATAGGTGGTGCACCCCTGCCATGCAGGCTGCTAGGCTTACTACACTGGACAACCCTTACGATCCGTTCGATTCGTTCTATCGATGGTATGAATGGGATGAGGCACATGGGTACCACACCACCTCCTACCTGGGTAGGGTGGCATGGACTAGTGACGAACTGTCTGAAGCTGATCAAGTTCTTGCAACGAATCAAGCGATCGACGAGATCGTTGCACTCGACTTGACAGGAAACTACAAAAAGGTTGAATCAAGAGAAAGCTGAAAGTTCGAATCTTTCTATTTCTATTTTCAGCCAAACGGGGGG